GAGAGATCTTTCTATAAAGAGCGGGGCTTATTTTTTTTACTTCTTCACTGTCTTGTAGGAAGAACTTTTCAAAACCGTTAGCGAAGTATTCTCGTAACGACGTGGCTGCGTATGGTGATATAAATAAGCTACTAAGCAGACTGTCAAGTTTACTATACCCGATAGTCTTGTAAAGAAAAAGGTCGAAATTTTCGTCATATTCAGCATTTAAATAGGATTCTTTTGGCATTTGTTTATAACCGTATGCATTTAATATTTCATACATACGATTACGTTTGACCAGAAACTCTTGCTTGATATCACTATCCTCATAGATATCACCATAATAAGTTTCTTCACAACCGTGAGCCAATTCGTGAACGAGATTCTTTAGGAACTCGCTCTCGCTTTCTTGTGTGTTTGTGATGTATATTGTTCTATCGTCAAATAGGGCATCTACTTGACGTTTCTTAAGAAAGAAGAATTCACCAATACAAATAGCATCAACTGTCTGCATAATAGTGTATGGCATCTTTTTTAAGATTTCCAAAACCCTATTAATATCAATATCGCCTGTTAATTGGTTTTTAACCAAAAGAACCGTATCTCCAATTCGGTATTCTTGAATTGGATTACGGTTCTTCTGAATATATCTTCTTGTCCTGTCGAACACGAAACTAGCCTTGTGGTTCCGTTTCTTGTGAAGAATTAAATTTCTCTACATCTTCCAAGGCTTGTTGGTATCCACGTAAGAAATTCTCTTCTGCCAATAAGTAAACAAACTCAGGAAATTCTTCTGCAATAACAGAAACAATCATATACACTGTTACTTCATCATTTTCTGGTTTTAGTTTCTCGCCAACATAAGATACCAACATATCTTTAAGTGGGCCTTCTTTATAAACTACCTTATTTACTAGCGGATTTTCTTCTTGATTCACTTCTGACATTTTAACTCCTCAAAGAACTTTATTTATTGTGTCTAGCAATTCAACGACAGGAACAATTTGTTCTTTTAACACAAAATTTTTCAATTCTTCACTCATTTTATATTCACCATTATCAAATTTTATTAAACTTTTTTTATAAAGTTCGAAAACTATCTTTTCTGCTGTATCGTGAGCATGATTATGAATTTGGTTTGATTCTTTTCTATCTTGCCCAGAACATAAAAATAAATTTTGTGGTGAATTATTTTCTTTATCTCCGTCAATATGATGTACTATTTCATGCTCGTTTAAAAATCTTCCAATTTGTTTTTCAACAACAAGTACATGCTCAAAAATATAACTTCCACCTTTTCTATTTTTTTTCCTAGGATGATATTCATCAACTATTAATTGCTTATATCCTCTGCCTTGATTATAGCGAATTCCGCCGTTGTGTATTTTTCTTTGAGCAATACTCATATTCTTTTTTGCCAATTCACTTCTTTTTGTTCCTGTATTAGTTTCCGTTATAGAACAAGAACGACATATGTGAAAAGGATTGTTTTTATCCATGGCAGTTAAATATTTTACTGTTCTTTCTTTATTACACTTTTCACAAATAACAACGGCTTTTTTATCTAGAACCCTTCCTTCTCCTATAATATTTTTTATCATCTTATTTCTCCTAATTAAAGTAGCATTACAGTAACTAGTGTTGAAATAAAATTTTATCAACATTCACAATATCTTTGATGCCAAAGTAGCAACCGAGCTGCGTTCACCCTTTTGTAGACTTACGTGTCCAGCCAATGTGGCGTGTTTGAATTTTTCTACGGCATATGCAAGACCGTTACTTGTGTCATTTACATAGATGTTATCAATCTGTTCAATATCGCCAGTTAATACAATCTTTGTTCCTTCACCAACACGAGTTACAATTGTCTTTAATTCGTGTGCTGTTAAGTTTTGTGCTTCGTCGATTACCATAAAGGCTTTTGCAATTGAACGACCACGAATATAGGTTAGTGCTTCAATTTCAATCATACCCTTTGTCATATAATCTTGAAGTGTTGCCTTATCGTTTCCGAGAAGGAACTGAAGGTTATCCTGAATTGGAATCAACCAAGGCATCATCTTCTCTTCTAGAGTGCCCGGTAGGAAGCCTATATCGCGTCCTAATGGCTGAACGGGGCGGGAGACGATCAAGCGGGTGTATGTGCCCTTTTCGAGCAGCTGGGCCATTCCTGCTGCGATTGCGGAGAGGGTCTTACCGGAACCGGCCTTGCCAACCAGTGTAACAATTGGCACGTTTGGATCCATCAATAAGTCAAAAGCAAAACTCTGTTCACGGTTTCTTGATTCAACACCAAATACTGCTTTGCTTCTGCCTTTGAAATCTGGCACTTTCTTTAGTGGAAGTTCTTTGCCAAGGAATCTAGCTAAAGCTGACTTATTTGCGTTCTTATTTGATATAAGTGTGATAAACTGATTTGGAAATAGCTTATCTGCTTGTTTATCGTCTAGTGTTAAGCCTTCACCACTGTATAATCTCTCAATAAACTCATCATCAACAACTAGCTCACAAACACCACTGTAAAGTTCGCTTGAATCAGCAATGACTTGACTGGCTTCGTATGATTCACTCTGTAATCCAATAGCATCGCAGATAACACGCATATTAACGTCGCGTGAGACAACAACAACCTTCTTGTCCTGATTGGTTTTAGCAACAGCATAAGCAGTTGCCATAATAACATGATCTGGGACTGAGAGATCTAGATCTTTTGGGAAGTGTGATGCATCAAGAGCAGCAGAGCGTAGTACTCCTTTGCCCTTCTGAATTCTCACACCTTCTTGTAGTGACCCAGATTCTCTTAGAGTATCAAGGATCTTAATTGAATTTCTTGCATTTTGACCAACAGAATCTTGTCTGTTTTTGTGCTTATCAACTTCTTCTAGAACTTTTAGAGGAATGACAATATCATCCTTACCAAATCCAAAAAGAGAATTAGCACTTGTTAAGAGAACGCTTGTATCGAGAACATAAATTTTTTTCATATTATACCTTTGTATTTTGGATCACTAGTTACTTTTATGAACATAAATCGTTTATTAAAACTAACAATCCTTTTTTTGTCCGTTTTCTCACTAAACTGCGTTTCATACACTAATTGCATCGGTTTAGGTGATATTAAAGACTCGATCATAAATATCACGCACAAACATAATCAGACACTACTTCCTTACGATTCTTTTGTTAAGATCGTAAAACAAGTATACGATAAAGATGGCAATATTATAGCTGAATCTGTCGCCTCTGGAATGATAGTGGGACAGACAAAAGATGAAACAAAAGTATTAACTGCCAGACACGTTTGTAACGATAACAATGTTGATTCTATGTTTCCAGATGAGATAAAACCAATCAGAATCGGCGGAGCAGTAATAGATGTAGATAACTCTCAACATCCAATATCTACAATAGCAATGGATTCCACTTACGATATCTGTTTAATGTTGGTAACAAAAATAAAGCAACCGGCAGTACAGATCTCGCCGGTTGCTCCATTAAGAGGGGAAAAAGTTTTTAATATTGCTGCACCATTAGGAATTTCTGATGGTAAAGCAGTGTTATTATTTGAAGGATATTATGCTGGTGAAACTTTTTCTAATGTTGTTCACTCAGCTGCTTCATTATACTCAATACCAACACAACACGGTAGTTCTGGTTCTGCAATATTAAACGAACACGGTGAACTAGTAGGTGTCACATTTGCTGGTATAAGTGAATTCGAAAATGTCTGTATGGCTGTTCCATACTATGCTCTAGTTGATTTCTTACTTGCAGTCAACGAGCAGATACCAGATGAATTAGAATAAGCCGCTTCCCGGAGTTGCGCCGAGCTCTGAGGTTTACAAAACCCCTGCATCGCTGACTATGCTTAAGCGGCGTGCTTCTACTTATTTAGACCTAAATTAAGAATTTGTTTAGTGACTTCATAAAGAAAAATATTTGCTGCCTGACTTGTATTCAAACAAAAACCAATTCCTGGCATATCAATAAAAATTTTCGTGCTGTTCTTCAAAATATCTGGAGGAATGCCAACTTGTTCGTGGCCAACAACAACACAAATCTTTTTATACTGTTCTAGATCAGACGAGAAATTATATCGATGAATTGATACAGCTTCTGAGTCCAGCTCTGCGCTAATAATTTTAATAGAATTTTGTTTGCAGTATTGGAGAAACTCATGTGGATTACTGAACTGGTTAATTGGCACGTAATCTTGTAGTGTTCCTGACCTTGTTGCAAGTGTTTTACGCTTTGGCACTGAACCAATCACATTTACGGCACTTGCTCCAAAACAAGCAGCACTACGAAGCACGAATGCTACATTTACTTCCTCTTTGAAATTTACTGTGCATACTTCAATAGGTAGTTTGCTAGATACGCTTTTTTTATTGTTATATCGTTCACGACGAGTTTCATTACGAATATTCATATGATCCTCAAATGGTGGACCGGGATAGATTCGAACTATCGACCTTCGCCTTATCAGAGCGACATTCTAACCAACTGAACTACCGGTCCAAAAAGAAACCCACTTAACAGTGGGTTTCGAAAGGATATTAAGTTTTTTATAAGATAATTCTATCTAGCTCAGCGAACACGATAGACAGTAACTTGATGACGTGTATTACGATTAAGCTCTGTGCGACGTGTTGGACGTAGAAGTCCTTCTGATACTAGGTCACGGAAGGCTTTAGTTACAAAGCCACCACGCTCTGATCCCTCAAGGTGAAGACGCATTACATTGGTAACGTCAGCGGCAGATACTGTTCCGTTCTCTAGAACGCGTGAACGAATTTCTGACTTGAGGTAGGTTAGTGCGCGATTTGATGACATATTTGTTTCCTTAATTAACAAAGACTTTTTTAGAGAAAGTTTAAACTCTGGTGGAGAATGAGGGAATCGCACCCACTTGGATCAAAGAGATTTCGGTTTTACAGACCGAACCGCCTACTTTAACGGGCTAATTCTCCATTATTTTATATTTTAAATATAATTCGCCAAGACTTATAGAATTTTTTGCAGTAATGTCTTTAAATGGTATTGCATACATACTTCTATCGGAAGTATAGACAAAAAGAATATCAAAATCTTTTTTGTCATATGATTTGGCAGTATTATAACTTCGATTACCGCCCATCACTCTTAATGGAACTTGATAAATACCATATTCACTCTTGTGAGAAGTATATTTGCATTGAACTTTTATTAAAATTCCTTGAGTATCTTCAAAGACTAAATCATATGGTCGTTTATCCCCAATAGGAAGCAAAACTTCGTAACCGGTTTGCATATAATAGCTAATTGCTTTTGCTACTGCGATATCGCCTTTTTCTTTACTTTTCATTTTTGGTGCTCCGAGCCGGAATCGAACCGGCATGACCTTGCGGTCGGCAGATTTTAAGTCTGCTGTGTCTACCTGTTCCACCATCAGAGCACAGGTTTAATGAATCGTTTTCAGTCCTTCAATTTCCTCTTCAAGCTCCTGCACCATTCTAGCATGATCCGCAGCTTCTGTCAAGAGGTCGCTGTTTTCTTTCTTAAGGTTCAGAACTTCGTTCTTTAACTTATCGTTTTCAGTAAACAGCTTTAAGTAATTAACCACAAGATACTTTAACGTAACTTCAATATCAGGTAGTGAGCCGATGAAACTACCAATTTGATGAATTTTCTCTTTTGTAATCATAATTTATGGTGCCGGAAGAGGGGGTCGAACCCTCATGCTGTTGCCAGCAGCAGATTTTGAGTCTGCCGTGTCTGCCAATTCCACCATCCCGGCGTGTGCTCCATCTTAGCATGGAGCGGGCGATCTGTCAAGAGGGATCAGTTGTCGTCTTCGTCTACACCAAATTCTTCCCATTCTTCTGTTGCCCTTCGGGAAAAACCATATTCAACCCAATCGTTCAAAAGCTTAAACCATTCATGGGCATTGCGATTCTGAAACGTTCCTGCATGAACGTTTTCTTCAAACTCGACCAAATCTTCTTGTAACATTTCAATAAATGTCTCTACATCAATTTTTTTCATTTAACTACCGACCATCCTTGATTTTTAAAACTATTCACTTTGTCGCTTAGCCATTTTTCATCGGCTGTTCTCGACATACGCGTTAAACCTTGTGGATTTCGAAAATCTGGATTTGCAACGTGCTTTAGTTCTAACAAACCGGCCATTGCAATTGATCTAACACGGAAAACAATCCCGCTATCAATAATTTCCATACCGTGTTGTGGAACGAATCCAGTTTCCACGTATTTACGCATTTTGACTGCTGTTTTGTTATCGTGTCCATCAACACGAATTTCTAAATTGAGTTCTAGTTGAGTTTTGTTTGACATTTCTATCACCATTCGTCGTAATCTGTTAAATTTATTTCTTCTCCAGTCGGTAAGTATTTTACACTTACAGCAACTCCGATTGATGTTGGATTAAAAATATATTGAATACCACCACCAATGGCACCATAATAAGGATATTCACCATCAGATGTTAAGTCTTTCCAATCAGATTCTGACATAGAAAGCTTCTGTTTTTGAAGCAGTATCTTTTCTTGCTCTTCCAGCCAAACATTTAATCTTTGTTGTTGTTTGGGAGTCAGTGAAAAGGCTGTCATTGAAAATCTGTTTGGCAACACGTAACTTCTATATTTCTTTTCTTAAGAAGTTCAACACCCTGTTCACTTCTGTATGGATAACAATAAATTACTTTTTTAATATTAGAATTTATAATCAGTCTAGCGCATACAATACATGGTGCGTGTGTGACATAAATTTTTCTTGGTCTTGGGTCATTGTAGTTCATCTTTGCAATAGCATTTACTTCTGCGTGGATGAACCCACTTTTACCTGGCTCCAAACAATCAGGCTGATTATCTCCACCTTTTTCATCTCCATTATAGCCAATGGCTAATACAGATTCATTATCTTCTGTAACAATAACGGCGCCGACTTGTAGTCGTGGATCGCCTGATCTAGTTGAGATATCATTTGCTAAACGCATCCAGATATCATCCCAATATGATTTGTATTTACGCATCGCCTTTTTTCTGTGGTATTGCTTCTAATTCTTCTGTGATCATTGATACTACGTATTTTTCAGCACCTGCTTTTGTTACTTCTATCTCTGAAGATTTGAATCCATCCTGTCTTAGTTTGAATTCAAAATAACCTGCAACAGTTAATAGTGCTGAATATGTAGCTAGCTTGGAGTAGTTATCTTCTTCTTCGATGTTGTAAGATACTGCATCTGTAATGTCACTAATAGCTCGTTGAATCATCTCAGCGAGTCTAACAGCTTTGTCATAATCAATTTCATCGTCTTTCAAGAATAACCCTCTAATACTAAGTATCTATTTGTTTTTTAAATACTTATTTTTATAACACAAATGACACAAACATTCACCTTTCAATGTTGTATGGTCAAAAGGGTTAAAACAAGTATCGCACGGCCACTGTGGCAGTTTAATTAATTTACGTAGTAATTTAGAAATAAAATGTGGCATAATAATTTTGGCGCTTTATTCGTGTTTTAAAATTATAAATTCGAATTGTAACTACTATTTATTATATGGCACCCCGTGAACGAGTCGAACGTTCCGTACTGGTTTAGAAGACCGGCGGCTGCATCCGGCAGACAGGGCAAATAAATTTATGAATAAAATAACTTATACAATAGAAGAAATAATACAAAATAACAATATTCTGAATTCCTATAAGTCGCGTGAGAAAGTTATCATTGTATGCTCGTTTTGTAAAGAACCTTTCTTAAGAGTTAAAAGATTAATATTTCAATCTTTGAAAAGAGGCTGGAGTGGTTTCTACTGTAGCGACAAATGTTCTAAAGACAATATGGGACAACAACACAATATAACTAAGTTATGCGACAATCAGTGTGGAAAACAAGTAAAAAGAAGAATAAGTCAGTTATCGGACTCGAAACACATTTTTTGTTCTTCAAGTTGCGCTGCTATATATAATAATAAAAATAAAGCAAAAGGTATAAGACGCTCAAAACTTGAAATATATTTAGAAAATAAAATTAAAACCAATTTTTCTGATTTAGAAATATTGTGTAATAACAAACAGGTAATAGGTTCAGAATTAGATTTTTATTTTCCAACATTAAAATTTGCTATCGAACTTAATGGAATTTTTCATTATGAACCAATTTATGGAAACAATAAACTAGAAAAAATTCAAAATAATGATAAGCAGAAAATTATTCGTTGTTACGAGGCCGGAATAGAACTTCTTATTATTGATGTATCAAAAGATAAATATTTTAAAATTTCAAAAGCTAATTTTTATCTTAATTTAATTGAAGAACACTTAAAAAATATTCTAAAACGTATGTAATCATTTTCCCAGTAATCGATAAATATCTACAAAACCACTGCACTGACCAATTGTCAAACACATAATCAGCAACGCTCCAATTGCACCTGCTTGTTTAAAAAACTCTTTTACGGCTCCAGCCCAAGTATCAGGTTGCATTTTTCTTTTCCTTCTCTAACTTATGTTTTTCAATCTTAATTCTGTGTTGGTGAAGTAGAACAATTAAACGATTAATATCGTCTTCTTTAAGAGTTACTACATCCCAATGTCCAAACCTACATTCGTATCCAAAAAAATACCTAAGTGCCGTTACAAATCGTTTAAACCAATTTCTATACTGATTTAATTGAATTGAGATATGAATTTCTGGTGGAAAATCACTATCCCAAGCATTTTCAGAAGTTACCCTAAAAATGTGCTGTTCACTTGAACAATCACAATCAAAATGATGATTTTCAAAAGTATAATTGTTCATTCTGTTTTATGTTGAAAAAAACTTAATTGCACGACCATTTGGACAAATGCAAGGCTTATTAATGATAGGCAAACATTCGTGACCTGCTGCAGTTTTTAGCCCACTAATAGAAATTAATCCAGTATTAGCACACAGTCCACAAAAATTACCACTCATATACTCAAGCCACGTATCACGATCAACTTTTGCTTTTCTTGGCATTATTTAGTTTCTTTATATTTGGTAGACCCGATTGGACTTGAACCAATGACTTCCCGCTTATAAGACGGACACTCTAACCAACTGAGTTACGGGTCCACAACCACCAAACCGTCTGGGGCCGATCTGGTGGAACCATCTTAACACGATCTGGGGCTGGTGTCAAGCGGTGGGAGTTTGCTTCTTACTTTTCTTATTAGTTTTTTGTTCAACTACGGCTTCTTGTGGGTTTCTGCTTTTTACCACAAACTTGCCAATTGATGGTAAAAATTTTACTTTTGCTTGTAGTCCATCTTTGCTGTTTGCAAGTAAATTTTTTCTTGCCGTATCGGCTGTTACGAAATCTTCACAGGTTTTTTCGACTTTCCACGGTTGACCCTGTTTTTGCTCAACCACTTCTTTAATATCGTTCATATTCTCTCCTTGAGAATGGCGGAAAGGGTGAGATTCGAACTCACGGTAGGCGTTAACCTACGTCGGGTTAGTAATCCGGTGCCTTCAGCCACTCGGCCACCTTTCCATATGAACAGTCTAAACGAACTGAAAAGGTTTGTAAAGGGGTTTATGGCTTTGTTGTGTTACCGGCTGCTTTTTTACGGTAAGCTTTAAGAACAGTATCTTCGTCAGTTATTGAACCACTTGCTGGTTTAGGCATAGCTTTTCTACGAGTTACTGTTTTATTTTGCTGTGGTGGAGGTGGAGCAACATCCTCATCACCCAATTCATAAGCATCTTTTTCTTTTTCTTCTTTTTCTTTGCTATAGTCAGCGCCTGCTTGTTGAATATCTTCTGAGGCTTTTGTTGTTTGAGAAATATAATCAATGAATTGAGAAATTTTTTCTTGTGGCAAGCCGTTTTTATTCAATAAGTCAACAATAAATTTTTGAACATACTTGTTTGATATTTTTTCTTGTGCTATTACAACATCTCTTGGTGAAGATGTCAATAATTCTGGTGCTTCCTTATAACGATCAGAAAAATTAACAATATTTTGAATATTTGTAATTATTTCTGCTTCTGGTGTTCCCGGTTCAGCACCCAAACCAACAAATAATTTTAAAACTGAATAAGCATCAGTAATTTTTGATTCTTCTGTAAGATAGCTTTTAAACTCTCTTAATAATTTTTTCATTTCTTGTGTCATATCAAACTCCACCAGCACCGGGAGGTGCGCTCTTTGCTCTATCAACAGGTGCCTTATTTGGATAAGCTGAGCCAGCTGATTGTTTACCTTTTGTTAACAAACGAACCTTCCAGCCTTTACCTTTTCTTTCCATTTCTTTTTGAAAATTGCTTTTTTCTTCTTTTACTGTCGATTTTACTTCTTCGGCAGTATTGGCTGCTTCTTTCTCTTTTTGTTTTGCATACTTTTCGTTTTCTATAGCAGCCAATGTTTCTTTTTTTGCAACATTTGCCAAAGCAGAGTCTCCAGCTTGTCTCGCAACCTGTTCCTTACCTTGTGCGGAACGCTTATCTTGATTTGAGGCTGTTACCATTTTTTTAGCACTCTTAACAACTGAATCTGCTGTTACTTTTATATCGTTCTGCTCTTGTTCTAGTAAATTTTCTGACTCCAATGATTCTGATTTCTTACCCCACTCACTTCCTTTGCCGGTAGATCCACAATCGCTTGGTTTTGGTCTGCAAGCGGGATATTTAGCTCTTTTTTCGCCTTCTTGTCTGCCACAAGTTTTACACTTTTTTCTACCTGTTTCTTTATCTGTGCGGCAAGTATTGCAATCTACCCAGCCTTTACCATCTTCACCACCGGCTCTAGAAAACCAGCCGTGAAGGCCAGAGTCTTTTTCTTTTTTAAAGTCAGGTTTCTTTTTCTTTTTTTCTTCTAGGTTTTCTAATTCTTGTGCTAATTCTTCTGCTATAATTTCTTGTAATTCTTCTTCTGTTATTTCTTCACTAATACCTTTCCAAATTTTTCCTTGGCGGCATTTTACAACAGCTCCAGAAGCATAAGCTGACGGCCATACATCATATTTACGCTTCGCAATACGTGTGCAACGATCACCTTTCTTTTCTTTCTCAAATATAATTTTCATAAAAATAAATAGTGCGTAATACGGGTATTAACCACACATTACGCACTATTAAGAAATCAAGCTTGTTGTAATTCTTTTTCTTTTTCTTTGACTAAGCCGTTTACTGCTTGCAAAACGAATTCCTGAGTTTGTTCCGGGGTTAATTGTTGTACCGTAACACCGTATCGTTTAGCTATAAACTCTTCCATTTCATCATCTAATTCAAAGTCAACAGTGACTGTGCCATCACCATTTTCTTTTACATTATCAACTTTTAATTTCATTGTGCTCTCCCAAAATCATCTTCATATCTGATTATATCATCTTCGCCAAAATAGGTGCCAGTTTGAACTTCAATAAATTTAAGTGGAACTGTGCCGATATTTTCTATTCTGTGTTTTGTTGTTAATGGAATTTTGACTTTATCTCCTACTTTCATAGTAAATTTCATTATTCCCAATGTCATCAATCCTTCGCCTTCAACAACAACCCAGAATTCTTCACGTTTCTCGTGTGACTGGAGACTTAATCTTTTTCCAGGAAGAACAGTTATTACTTTTACTTTATGAGAATCTTCTTCGTGAAGAATCTGATAATTGCCCCACGGACGAACCGATGGGTCTTCTTTCTTTTTTCTGATTGCTGAAATTAATTTTTTGATCATAACTTTTATTAATTAGTTTATTCAAACTTTTTAAGCCATTTTCCAGTATTTGTTAAATAGTGTTCTTCATCGTGGCATCTAGAACATAAAATTTGTAAATTTAAAATATCGTTATTTTTTCTATTTCTATCTTTGTGATGAACTTCTAAAATTTGTGGAATTTTATTATAACCACATTTTTCACAAACGTGTGGTTTTTGTTCTAAAGCAAATTTACGATAATCGAAAACGCCCTTTCCATAGTGTTCTGGTTGTATTTCTTTTATGCCACCCAATTTTTGGGCTTTTTCTTTACACAATCGATTACAAAATTGTAATCCACTTCTTGATGCTTTTTGTTTTGTATTATTTCTATAAAATGTTTTATTACAAAAAGCACAATGACAATTGTGCTGTCTCTCTTTCTTGAAGAGAGTTCTTGACTTTCTTCCGCAATCTATAGAGCAATATCTACCATTACCTCTATTGACTTCTGAAGAACGTGCTAGAAACATTTTATTACACGCCAAACATTGTTTTTGTATTTTTTTAGTCATAAAATAAATAGTGTGTGAAGTTCAAATTCTCCACACACCATAAAGAAATTTATGGACCTGATGGGGGACGATCCCACAACCTCCAGAATGCAAATCTGGCGCTCTCCCAATTGAGCTACAAGCCCGTAATCTTAACTAGTTTTTATGTTCTGAATCTTCAAAATAATTTTCTGTTTCGTATTGATCTAAATAGGTATTAAAATTATCAATATTTACACCAAGAAATCTGGCTGCTTCTGCCTTTGTGCGTGTTGCTGATAAAGCAAATTTTAATGTAGCATCACGAACTATATGTAACAATGAGTTCCAAATAGGTATACCATAAATAAAACCACCCGAAGCCTTTGCTGCTAATTCTAATTTGGCTGCAATCACTTCTTCAAATGATAATTTATTCATCATAAGCTGGAACTGTTCATTTATTTTTCCATCATTCTCTAATTTAGAGATAACTGAATAATGTTTCCTTGTTCCGTAGATTTTCTTTTTCTTTTCATATGGAATTGAGATCATTTTTCGTCCTTACTGACACCCAAGATAGCATAACCTGCTATGTCTTGCCAAGGACTTTCTCCAAAGGCATCTTTTTTGGTAGCAATTCTGAATAACTTATCAAGAACTCTAGTAATAGCTAATAGATCTGTATATTGTTCTGGTTTCACACCATCTGGATAAAGAATTTTAATGATCTCAGCACTTTTTTCAAAAGAAGATCCATAAGCTTTATTTTTCTGTTCTACTAAAGATCCAATATCTGTTCCAATATCTTTAAAAGATCTACCCATAGTATTCAGTTCTTTCTTATAAGATCTTATATTAGTATTTTATAAGATCTTTATTTATTTGTATTTGATCTTATTTGTTTTAATAAGATCTGATCTGGTAGATCGAGTATAATCAGATTCAGATTGATCTGTTAAGTGGTTGTGTCGACAAGTGTGTGATCTGATCGGATCTTCTGAACAAAGATCCGATCTTGTGCTACATTCAGATCGTGTTCAGTTCAAACAGCTGGTTGACTTTGTTGATCTGGTGCTGGTTCATTAGCTGCTTGTTGAGTTTGAGCACCTTCTGGTGGCGCTGTGTCAACCGGTTTGGCAACATTGCCAGCTTCAGCTTCGGCCTGATCCATAATAGCAGCTACGTTACTCATATAGTAATCGCGAAACATCTGCCTATCAGTTGGATTATCAAGTCCGGTATAGATTTCTGTAAGCTCACCTTCATAGCTCTCAAAGAATTGAGAAGCTTCTTTTTCACCGGTTGGTTCAACCTTAAATTCTTCTTCTTTTCCTTTTTTAGCTTTGGGCTCTTTTTGTGGATCAAGAATACCTGGCAAAAGTTTGTTATCGACTGGTTCATCGATAGAAACATTGATATCTTCTTCAAGTTCAGCTTCGCTTTCAGAACCACCCTTACCAGCTTGCAACTTCGATTCCAATTCATCGAACAACTCTTTAGAACGTCCAAGCAATCTGGCTTTAAAAGCATCCCGTTGAGTTTTGTCGGTTTGAAGTTGTTTATATTCAGAAGTAATAAGTGGTTTCTTAACTTGCAAGAATGCACCTAATTTGTTCAAACCGGTGTTGCCATAATTAAAGTCCTGTTTTGCTTCTCTTATAATTTTACGAAGTTCTTTTCTTAAGAGTTCTTCTTGTTGTAGAGTAGCTTTCTTTTTTTCTTCACGAAGAACAAGAGCCTTACGGATCATCTTTCTTAATTGTAGTTCTTCCATAAATTGTTCTCTTTTGATTTCTTTCATCTTCTTGTTCCTCTTTACTGGTTCAGCACTAATTGCTGATGGACTAAATGCCATAGCACCTGCGCTTACTGCACTCATTTCATTTATATTATCTTTAGTAAATAGATTTAATACTTGTTCTTCTATTTCTTGTTCAAGTGATTTTTCAGTTTTTCCTAAAAAAGTATCTAATATAGATTGCGCAAATCTTGTCTTATCAGCAATTTCATCTGGCATAAAATTAATTAATTGCTTTAAATTACCATTTGAAATAACTTCACGCATTCTGCTGGCGCTTAAAGATTCACCATTAAATGTGATTGGCTTAAGAACTTCAACATCTACTTTAATGTTACTATCTTTTGGAATGTATTTGGTAATACTAGCAAATCTTTTTGCATCGTCTTCTTTATCACCAACACCAAGAAGTATTGTTTCACCATATGCCGCTTCTTTTTCAACATATTCAAATATAAAACGAAGCGGAGCTGATGTAATTTTTAATTCAACATTTGACAATTCAGGAACTTGAGCTATCATCTGTTTTAAGACAGCATTTGATTTAGAACCGTCAATTATTTGACCCTTTAATTGTCCGCTACTAAACGCTCTTTCTTTCGATGATTTATCGCTTGTTAAAACAATGACGTGATCTGCTTTTGTAGCCAGTTGTTTTAATAGTTCAATATGTCCTTTATGCGGTGGTTTGAAACCACCACCTAACAAAGCAACATCATAACGTTTTGAGACACTGGCAACTTCTGCAAGTTCTTCTGGACTTGACTTGCTGCCTCTGCCGTATTTTGATAGACCTAGAATCTGATTTACAGGAGCAAACTTACCTGTAAACTTATAAAGATGACCTTTGTAACTGAAAGCAAAACCTTCGACAGCAGAAGATATTGTATCAACACCTTTTAATTTTTCTAATTGACGATTTAGGAAGTCTAAATCACCTTTCTTACCTGAAGATTCAATTTGCTGAATTGCGACTTGAACTTCTTTTGACAATCTTTCTGTTTCAGCTTTGTTATCTAAAATAAAAATACTATTAAGAGTTTTTAACATTTCAGCAGCAAAATCTGTAACAATCATTTCAATAGGTCTGATTGCTTCTTTCATTAAAGTGACACCGCTATCGATCATTTGATCAACTTCGGTACGCAATTCAGGCGTTAAATCTTTTTTTAACTCTTTCTTGCCAGTTTTTGGTCCAACGTCCAAAAAGTTAGAAATAATTTTTGCTTTAATTTCTTCTGGAAGTCTTGTTTTTATTCTTGCATTTAAATCTTTGCGAAGTAAAT